AACAGATAAGTTCGTTTTATTTTAATAATCCATCTCTCTAAGAGATTATCTGGTTCTCGATCAATCACTGATAAGCCATCTCCCTTTCCTTTTCAATCGCTTGTTCTTCTGCAATCAAAAATGGGAGAGACTCTCTAGCTAGTCTGAAGTCCGACATTATTTTGATAAACCAGTCCTCGTCAATTTCAGACTCCAGAGCCATAGTCGCAATATCCAAAAACGAGTCCATTCCAAAAGTCCGCACAAACGAACGAGCTTGATATATGGAGAGCGAACCAGCTTTATGCAAGCCAGACTCCAACAAGTCATCAAGAGCGTTGTAAATGTCCTCCTCTGGGTCTGCTGGAGTGATCCCAAAGTCCTTGTTATAGGTATTGGTCTCCCAATGCGACTCATAGTCAAAGCCATAATTGTTTTGCCATCTGGGAGCTGAGCCATAGCCCTTGGCGATATAAGCCGGTTTCTTTACTGGGGACTCGTTCACTTGCTTTAGTGCCAGCTCTGGGGAGCTGTCGTAAGTCTTGGTTGCTGTTGGGCTTGCTGTCCAAGCGTAAGTGTTGGAGAGCCAGAGCCCTCCCCAGTAAACCCCAGCGGACTCGTTGATCGTCACCAGTCGATTTTGGTTGTCCATCAATACGAACTTATTTGATGAGCCAATATGCGACTCGATTAAATCTTGGAATTCTGGAGTCGTAAAGAACTCAGGATTTTTTGCCAGCATAGGTCGCAAATAATCTCTGATGTAGTGCCATGTATCCGACTTAGTGACATCGTTTTTATTGTCTGTATGCAAAATCCCGTTGTGCATGAGCCAGAGATCAAGTCCATGATCCTTTGAATTTAAAACTTCATAAGGGTGACAGTTCTCAAGATCAGTTGCGCCATGAGTTCTCATGCGGAGATGGAAAGCGCAATCCTTACCCGCAATATGCGAATAATAAAAATTCACAAAATCATCAGCGGATTTTGGGAGACATTTTTCGATGACCAGCGATTGACCTTCCACATACATGACCCCTACTCCATCGGAGTTGCTGGAGTGAAAGTCTCTAAGCCAGACCTCTGGGAGAGCTGGAGAATTGCTTAATTGAGTGACTAATAAACACATGATTTTTTATCCTTTTAGAAATTATTGTTCGCAAGTTGCGAGATCGAATACTGATTGTTTTGGAGTGTCCATTCTTGGATTGTTTTTTATCTTTCCAAGTTCTGGGAGTGACCAGTTTTTCTCTGTTAAGTATTGGCGTAAAAACTTGGTGTCGTTTAAGTTCTCAGCTCTGGAAATAAACTCCAAGAAATTCTCTGTTGTGAGTTGATTAGTCCCAGTATCACGACAGAAAAACCAAGTCGCATAAGTGAACTCTAAGCAAGCCATGATCGTGGCATAGCGGAGCGTTCCCTTAAACATTCTGAACTCCACAGTCTTATCGTTTTGAAAGTTAAGAGCCTCGTAACGATCAGCATTGAGATACTTCAAATTGTTGCCAGACTTGGCATTTTGTAACCATTCGTAACCAGCTTTTTTATTCTTAACTTGTGAGTATCTGGAGGAGTCTCTTCGAGCCAGAGAGCGGACTAATCTCTGGTTGCCAGAGTCGTTAATAAACAAAACCATTTTGACAGCATGGAAGAGTGTCATTCCTTTTTTGCAAATGTGAACATGGAGTCCACAAGTCTGAGTGTCGTGAGACTTAAGACCTTTGATGGGGTTTTTGAAGTGCTGGAGCTGTTTTGAATGGACATCGAGCCCAGTCCACCCAGTCACCATTTCAAAGCCATTGTGGAGCGATCCATCGTTCTCCAGAGCGCAATACTTGTGACCCTCTGGAGTTGATCCGACATAGTCAATTAACTCGCTTGCAATCTCCTCTCTGTCACCAGAGCGAACTTCCATCTCCAGCTCCAGACCCATGAGAACTTTAGTTTTGCGAGTATCAAAAGAACTTGGAATTCTGGAGAGTATCCGCTTACTAGAGTGATAGTCACCAATAACTGAATTGTCCTGATCCTCCTCTTCCATCTCCTCTTGCTCATCGTCCCATTCCTCGTTAGTGATCCATGTTCCTTGTGGCTCACTGTATCGGTAATTGTCGTTAATACATGAGTCGCAAATATGCTCGTTATCGTGAGCCCAGTACCCGTCATCGTCCCATTCAAGACTCATACAGTCATCGCAAGAAAAGACCTCCTGAGCGTCTGGGAAAGTGTCGTTAAACCAGTCTGCCATGTTCACTCCTCCCCGTTGTCCCCAACGATCACGAACTCTAGGGTGATCGTTTAGCAGGGCAAACGCTCTGTCCTCGTTTTGAACTGAGACATATTTTGCGAGTTGATGCCCAACGACTTTTCCCTCTAAACGATTAAGAGAGATGTAGTGCCAATAGTTCAAATCAACATGAGAGACGATATTTTGCGAGTTGATGTTCTTGCGAATTAGTTCGTGGATTTTCCCTCTCCGAATATCTGGAGCGATCATGCGAGATAAGTCCTTGAGACCTTTCATTACTTCGACAATGTTGTGAGTTGTTGTCATCTTGAATTCTCCTGATTAAATTGAAAGAGCCAGCACTAAGCCAGCATAAAAACCCATCGCACAGACAACACCCAACACGACTTCGAGCCAAGTGACATCAGCTCCAACAGCGAGTGAAATAAATTTCAACATTTAAAACCTCCATATTTTGGATACAGCATTTTAGAAATCCCCTAAGGGACTTTTAGGGTATCACAGTTTTTGGTATAGCTCACGACTTGAGCCATTAAAAACAACACTCTGGAAAGTCACCAAAGTGACCAGGACAAAACGACCCTGAGAGCCATATAGAATATGGATCACTAGAGATCAGCGAGAGAGAGTGCCAGAGTCTCAGCACTCAAGAAAATCGCTTACAGCTCGTTTAAATCGGTTTTGGAGGGTTTGCCAGTTTTGACCCTGAGACAGACTCCAGAGTTCTGGGAGTTCTCGCTTGTGCGAGTGTCGTGAGAGTTCCAGAGCTGTAAAGTTAATCAGATAATCCGATTATGTCGTGATTAAGTTAATGCCTAGATAATAAGTTCATCAAGTTAATATAATCCCTTGCTTAGTTAATATTATATTATCAAGCGACATTGATTATTAAGAGAATGATTATCTAAACTCCATTGTGATTATGTCGTGATTAAGTTAATCAGTCATGCTCCGATTATGTTTTGATTAAGTCCCCAGCATTGATTATGAGTATCTATTATGTCCTCCCTATTATCTAGATAGCCCTATATAGGTACTTTATTAACTCTCACATAACCATAATGTAAGCATTATAGTCTGTCATGTTCCGGCATAGTTTCCTTGTTGTTGCAGTGCAATAGTGTTGTATTAAAACAACGGGGGGAGGGGTTGGCGCTAAAGCAAACAGTAACGGTAGCCGCTAAAGCATACAAAAGAAAGAAAATAGACTCTCTTAAACTGTAACGTAAGTCCTTGATAATAAAGAAGAATAATATGCCTAAGAAGTAGGCAATAAAGGCTAGAATCTGTACACCTCCGAAGGAGGGACTGCGGAGACAACAAAGACTGTGTAGCCCCGCATAGCTCACCGTAGGGGCTAAGTAACTATTCGTAACAAAGTACTTGACATTTCCTTAAAAGTATGATATTGTTCCACTATATAGAACTGTGATGCAAGACGTTAGGGATGTCTTACTGTATCGGTGCTAATAGCTTTGTTGTTTAATTCTTTAGTTAAATCTCTCTGTAGAGATATAAACAATAAGGTTCTATTCAGTACATAGTTCTTTATCAATACATAGTCTATATAGAACATCCTATATTAAAGACCATCGATATAGTAGCAACCCTAAAGGATTTTTATGTCGCCCACTAAGGATAACGACTTGCTTACTGAAACAATTGAAATACCCTCTGTCGAGAAGAAAAAAGTAGTAAGAAGAGGAAGACCTCCTAAAGCAGATATTGTCGCTAAGAAAAAAGGTAGTAGAGGTACTGTTGGTCGTCCAGCAGGAGATGCTGCAAGGATAGCTGAATTTAAAGCTAGATTGCTAGGCACTGCTGGTGACAAGATTATTAGAACTCTTATCGAGAAAGCATTAGACCCTGACGATAAGGATCAGATTGCAGCATTGAAGATGTGTGTTGATCGTGTCTTACCTTTGTCGGCTTTCGACGCAACTAAACAATCTGGGGGAACTCCGCAGATCAGTATCAACATTACAGGCTTAACAGGTGTGGTTGATAGCACCCCAGTCATAGAGATGGCTGATGCAGTAAGTGACAAACCACCTTACTGCGAAGAAGTTGAATATAAGGAAGTTGATGAGTGAATTAAACTTTCAACTCCTAAAGTGGCAACAAGAAGTATTTAGAGACAAGACTAGATTTAAAGTTATTGCTGCTGGTCGTCGCTGTGGTAAGAGTAGACTAGCAACCATGATGCTCATCATTAAGGCTTTAGAAGCCCCTGAAGGCTCTGCAGTGTTGTATGTGTCCCCTACCCTAGGGCAGTCTCGTCAGATCATCTGGGATAGCCTCCTAGAGCTTGGTAGACCTGTTATCAAAGCAGCACACATCAACAACATGGATGTGACGCTAGTAAACGGAAGAAAGATACACATCCGAGGCGCTGATAACCCAGACACCCTTCGTGGTTTGAGTCTGTACTACGCAGTGCTCGATGAGTGTGCGTTTATGAAAGAAGATACTTGGGAGAAGATTATTCGTGCTTCTCTGTCTGACCGTAAGGGTGACGCTATGTTCATCTCTACTCCGTCAGGTCGTAACTGGTTCTATGAGATGTACAAGCTAGGGTTTAGTGAAGAAGATGAAACATGGAAAGCGTGGCACTTCACTACTAAAGATAACGAAACGATTGACCCGAAAGAAGTTGA